TGCTGGTGTTGTTGGACTTGTCGATGATACCGTTGAAGGACTTATCCTGAGTGATAGTCATCTCCTGAACGGTGTCGCCCAGCTCGGTCAGAGTGCCGAAACGGGAGTTGCCATCGACCAGAGTCGCGTTGTAGTCGTTAAGGGGGAGGTCATCAACGCTGTAGACTTTGACGGTGCGGACACCAGTCCAATCATAGTCGTTGGAAAACAGACCTTCGGTGCAGGATTCTTTGTTGAAGGCTTCGACCACTTTGGGGGAAGCTTTCTCAGCGAGATGGATAACGCCATTCGCAAGGGTAATGTTAGCCATAATTCATTTCTCCTATTTTAGGAGTTAGGAGTCCCATCCCTCGTCAAACGCGTCCTTTGGAGCGGTAGCTCCGACAGAGCGTCGCGAGCCTGTACTCCTCTCCCTATTCTTTTTGTTTTGTTTTAGCTGCGCAATTTCGCTGCGCAATTTCTGAGATTCGTACTTTGCGTACGGCCCTACGAGGTCGCCTGCTTTGCTGGCCTCGTCCCAGACGGACTGGGGAATATCCTCACTCTTGACATTCGGATAGATAGAGATGAACCGGGAGATTACTTCCTGAGTCTTCTCTTCTTCCGTCTTTTCAGGAGCGGGTTCGGCTTTCGGCTTCACAGCCTTGGCCTTTTCGCGTACCTTGGCAAGAGCGTCTTCCATGCTCAGCTCTTCGCCATTCTTTTCTGCGTCCTGAACCATCAGGTGTGCCCGGGTGGTTTCGATCAGTTCTTCAATGGACTGACCGGCATTCTCCGCAAGCTCATTCAGAAAAGTCTCATGGCCTTCGAGAGTATCAAGACGTGCCGTCTTCTCACGAAGACTGTCTCTGTCCTCTTTAACGTGGTCATAGTTCAAGCCCTTCTCTGCAAGGTCGCGCATCTCGTCGAGGCTGACTTCTCGATCCTGACCGAGGAATTTCAGAGTGAAGCGTTGGCTTCCCGCTTCGTCCTTTTCCTGCTCAGGCTCAGTCTCTTCCGAGGTTTCAGGTTCTTCCGCTTCCGGCTCGTCATCGGTCTCTTCTGCGGGTTCGTCATCCGACTCTGGCTGCGCATCCTCGTCATCGTCGAACTCCGTGTCTTTGACCGTGTGCTCTACAGGCGGTACGTAATCGTCATTCCATCCCGACTCAAAAGCATCATCTTCTTCGGAGCTAAAAGTGGTTTCTACCTGTTCGTTAATGTTCTCGTCCATGTTGTTTCCTTTCTGCCGTTGGCGTCCCGGCCTTCAAGAAATTGATTTATTTAAAGGCGTTGGCTTCCCGCCTTTGAATACTTAAACTGCGTTAACGGCTCTTGCCGCTGCGCGATATCCACGGCCTCCCGTGATCTCAGGCTCCTGAGCAAGCATCGCGTTCATCGGCCCGTCAAGAGCCGAACCACCGCCAGCGTCAGGCGGCATAGGCGGCTGCATCATTCCCATCTCCTGCTGCATCAGCTCGGAGATCAAAGCTCTGCGCTTCGGGAAGTACGTGTCAGGAATGCGTTCAAGGTACTGGCGCAGAGTAATGAGACCGCTGCTAACCATATTGTCCAAGGTCTGCATCGAGGCCATTTCGCTAAAGTAGCTGGAACCGCCCACGTCCATACTCAGATGCATCGGCATCTGTTTGAGCTGGCCGAAGTCGAAAGCCATCGGGATCGTGTCTTCGGTCTTGATGTTTGCGAACTGCTGCGCCTGCATGACTTCGGGCGGGGTCTCGATATCGACATAGCGTGTACCGTAGTAGCCGCCCATGAACTCTTTGTAGATGCGGAACTGATCTTCGACAGCAACGTAGAGGTTCTGCTTCGTGACCTCAGTCGGCGTAGCCGCTGCCCTCTGCAGGGACAGGATGGCCGACGTGTTATAGGCTTTGCCTTCACCAAGAGCAGAGGCGGTAGCACCAAGACTCTCTTCGGTCATCTGCACAGCCATGTTGATGAACTGCGCGATCTGCGGGTCAATCGAGGCCGGGTCAATGATCTTGGCAACGGAGTTGACATCGCCGCCGTTGATGCCGATTGCGCCGCCTACACGGTTGTCCCACTTGGAAATCCTGGTCTTGTCGAACACGACTTTCGGCCATGCGGTACGCATGATCGACAGCATCGACATTGCCCAAGCCTTGTTGATGAAAATCTGGTTCGGGATAAGGCCGGTGATCATTGCCTGACCGTGGTAACAGTTGGAGATTGCGTCCCAGCAGAGCCAGACAAGAGGATAGAGCTGGATGCCGAGGCTCCAAGGCTCTCTCACCGCACAGGACTCTGTGCTCTCGAACGCCCAAATCTCTCCGGTCTGTTCGTCCTTCCAGAGCGTCAGAAGCACAGTTACCTTGTCATCAACACGCTTAGCGGAGTCAACCGCCTGACTGGCCTCAGTGTCAGATTCGATACTGTCCCAACCGGATGCACCGTTGTCTCTGGCGCGAATCTTGACCGTCCTGACGAACTCGCGGTTCGCAATCTGAATGTAGGGCTGAGTCTGAACATTCCGGTCATTCGGGTTACCGAAGAACACCCTCGTGTTGTCGATCAGCTCAGACTTCACAGCGCCCATAACGCCGCCACCACAATCCACATCGGGATCCCAGTAGGTGTAGATGCAGCCATCACCGTCAACCGCAGCGGCTCTCGCGAAATCCCGGATCAGAGCGGGAATCTTGTTGATCTCCATGAGCGCATCGCACTCTTCGTTGACGATGCGGGCTGGTTCAACGAGATCGTCTGTGTTCGGGGTATTCGCCAGAGGCGTGACGTTGACTTTGAGGTTGTCGGTCGTGATAGAGGCGATGATGAAACCGGTGACTCGTTTCAAGATGTTGAACACGGGCTGCGGCAAACCGTTGGCGTTTACGCCCTCCCACTGCTTACCGATTGCGAAGTTCCGGTTACTCTTAACCGTCTCGTCGAGGTTGATTTGGTTGTTGAACTGCAGGCCCTTCTGGTAGAACTTCCATGCCGACTCTACGGTAGGTCTGTCTTCGCCATCAAACAGGCCGAGCTTTTCTTCACTCATTCTCTAATCCCTTTGTGTTAAGCGACGGGATCGAAGCACCGAAGTTGGCGATGGCACGAACGCCTTCGGCCCATGCTTTCTCGGATTCGATCTGTGCGCGAACACTCTCGTCTGCAAGATTGTCGTATGCCTCTTGGGCTTTCTTGATCTCCTGCATCTGTTCCTTGACGTAGTTGAAACGTTTATCGACTTTCAGTTCAAAAGCTGCTGCGTCCTTAGCCATGTTCTTAGTACCGTCACCGATCTCGGTAACTCGCCGCCTGAGCTTCTTAACGGCATCGGCATTGTCGGAAGCGAACTGATGTACCTTCGACAGTTCCTTGGCTGCGCCGTCTCGGTACTCTGCTTCGTTCTGAGCCGTCTCGGCAATCATGTCGAGGATCACATCGATTGCCCGGTTCAGGCTGAACAAACCGATTAGTTCACCGAGGCAAGCAATGGCAAGTAGGATAAGTGCGACTTTCATGGGGTTCTCCTTTCTATGCGCTAAAGTTCATGTACTCTTCTGTGATCTCGCCACCGCACATGTACGCCTCCATGTCTTCGTTCTTATCGTCTTCATCGTACAGTTCGATTTCTTCCTGCTTCTGCTCTGCCGGTGTTACTCGGCTGACGCAGAAGTAGCGAACCATATCGACCGAATGCGTGACATCGTGGGGTTGCTTAGCACAGTCGTTCGGGTTCTTCTCGTCGGCTTGGATATCTCTCATGTCTTCAATGACAGGCTTACAGATATCGAAGATCATGAGTCCCGGCATCTTCTTCGGAGCTTTGCCCGGAGGAAACATCGAGATCACATACGGATCGTTGAGCGGGATGTTGTGCAGCATGTTCCGTACAAGGAGATGTCCTTGTTGACGGTTGTTGTCGCTGCGGACAATCGGCAGACGATACTGAGCAAACAGCTCGGCTACGGTCTTGCCGTTGTCTTTCGAGCGATTCCACATATCCGGTGGCGCATAGGTGATCACGATGTCTTCGTCGGGAAGAGTGTTTTCAAGAGCTGCTTTCGCAGCATCTTTGATTACGAGGTTGTCTTGCTCGAAGTATCGGTACAGCCAGCACCTACCGTCCGTATCGACCGCCCAAAATCCCAGCGAGAACATATCGAGGCCGTAGTCAAAGCTTCGGTATCTCGGCCAGTTCTTTGGGATGTTGAACTCCCGGCAGACATGCTTGTTCTCAGAGAAGTTCTTGAAGTAGCTGCCTGATAGCGCATTCCAGTCACCGTCAAGGTGCGCTGCTCTGAGTTCGGGAGGCAGGGATGCTAACTGCTGAATGTAGCCCGGCGTGGCTTCTGCCAGATAAGGGTTGTCAGATACTTTCGCAAAGATGAATGTGTAGTCATCCGGGTTCTCGTTCGCTCGTGGGTCTTCTTCGTTCGTCCGAAAGTCACGGTCGATGAACAGTCTCTTGACCCAGCGATGACCTACGCCTCCGGGGTTGCATGTGAGGTACATCCGTCTCGGATAGTCCGGGTTCGCACCACGCATACATGTCGCAAGATATTTAAAAGTTCGTTCACTAAACTGCGTCGCTTCGTCGATAAAGATGACATCGTACTCAATGCCTTGATACTCGTTCTCTGCTGCTACACTGTCCCAGTGACCGAACTTGATTTCAGATCCGTTGAAGAATTTTATGAGGTGGCTCGATCCGTTGTAGCTGTACATGCTCGTCGGCACCCAGCGACGGATCGGGTTGATCAGGTTCTCTTCGAGTTCGTTGTAATGAGCACGTACCATGAGAATGCGGATTCCCGGATATCTCATAGCCATCCCTACTGCCTTGTATCTCGCAGCGTGGCTCTTGCCACCGCCTCGCGCTCCACCATAGCCAACGTACTTGCAGTCCGCTTGCATGAACTGGAGTTGCTTCGGCGTGAGTTCTCCAAATACAAGTTTGGATTCTTCTATGCTCTTTCCGTTTGCGTCTTTCGCCGCTTTCTTTGCCATACAACTACCTGATTTTTTGGAAGGGGGTTCCTTTTCGGAGAGGGGGTACGGCCTTTTTTGCCTACCCCCTCGTCTACATAACAGGGCCTCGCGGCTTATGCGGGTTTCGGCATCCAATGTGCCGACCTGTCACGTTATGTACTTCGTATACCGGATTTCCACCGGCGCTGCTTCGTCCCATCCTACGACCATAACGGCCAGCAACCATGAGGCTTTATCGAAAGGAGGAGGTCTCTATGAAAAACCCTAAGCAAACGCTTAATTATTAAATACACCATCGTTTACCCGTAGTCAATGATCGTGAACTATTTTGGTAGAAAAAGGTAAAGTAAATTTGATAGTTTTTTAGATTTTAGTCTCAAGTATGTATGAAATATATATATACCCTAATAGACGAAGCACCGGCAGTTTTTTGGGGTGGGGTGGATCAAGGTTACATCCCAAAACCTTTCAGCCTTTGAAGACGTAGCAGCCCTGCCCTGAGTTTAGAAGTCGCTCCACTGACCCTTCCCTCAGTGCTTTACATAGTGCTTATTAACCTACCTAAGTGGTAGGTTATAGGTGTCAAGTTTTCTATACACTGTAGGGATAATACAACACACTACTATATACATACACTTGTACACTATAGTGACACTATAGTAATCACTTGTGTAAGGCTGGTGCGAAGACGTAAGGTAAACGTAGGGTAGAGAAAGAGTATAGAGATATGCAAGAGATAAGAGAGAGGTACAGAGAGAGAAGAGACGCAGAAAACCTCATAGCGAGGCTACCAAAGCAGTCAACGGTAGCTACCATCCTACGCGATGTAGGATCCCCATCATTCTCTTCACGCTTTAGCCCACTGCGGTGAGTCTTTCGTGAGCTT